CGTTAATACTTACGGGTGAAGTCCCCCGCCCAAGGGCAGGGTATTTAGTGCTTTACACGGCACCGGGTGTGTGTGCGGCGGGGGCTTTTTCTGCACACTGCGAGGGGGCTGGGACAGTGGTCACTGCTCCGGAGCCTCCTGGTTGGTCGATCGGTTTGGGAGGCCGAGGAGGTGGTCGAAGGAGGATAGGGTCTGCTGTGGCGGCTTGGGGTTGGGCCTGCTGCTTTTCAGCGGGGCGCAACTTGCCATTGGAGGGGCCAGGTTCTGAAGCACTGGCAGGAGGCTGCGCAGCGTTTCGAGTGCCTCGGGGGTTAGCCCCGCCAGCATTTGACTTGGCTGCTGGGAAGCCTCCTCTCTTTCCACCAGATCCCTGATCATCTCTACGAGGCCCACCCTGCGGTTTGCCTCGCGCTCCGCGGCCTTGGCCATGGCGAGGATCTGACCTTCCACGTGGTTCTTTCTCACGCGGTCGCTGGTCGTTGCCTTTCTTAGCAGTTCGGCCTGGTGGCGGTAGAGTTGGACGCTTTCGTCCAGCTCCGCCCTTTCCCTTTCCAGGCGGGGGATCAATTCTGCCAGGAATGACATCTTGGGGGGGTCTGGGTTTCTCGGTTATGGTGCCGGCAGCGTCAGGGGGGGCCAGTATGGTTCCATTCTGATCGACTACCGGTATTTTTGGCGTGGTCTCGAGCCCGGTGCGCAAGCTGGGGAGTTCTTCCAAGCCGCCATCGTGGTGCTGCAGCTCCATGATGTAGGCTTCGAGTTCTCCTTGCTCCACTCCGAGTAGCTCCGCCACTATCCTCTGTGAGTCCAGGCAATCACTTTGCGGCCATCCGTTACCACCCTCACTCTTCTTAGCCCAGAAATTGACGTCAGGGTTGTTCTGGACGTCCAGTAGGGGCTCACGCTTCAGGGCCTTCATCGCGGCCCGACACCAATCACCCACTACGGGTGTCAAACCATCAGTTATTAGATAACCGGTGATCTTGGCGTGGGCAGCATCGGCTCTGGAAGCGCCAGCGTTCACTGTCTGGTGGATCTTCTTCAGAGTGCGGACAGGGTCTTGGATTGAGTTCTTACCAGCCCAGGGGTTGAGGAATATCCTCCCGAGAAACGGTACAGGTTCATTCGTGAAGGCCTTGCCCTCCACGGTGAGATTGAACCCGTACCACCCGGCGACTTTAACGGCTGTCTCCGTCGCTAAGTCACCACCCGTGATGGAATCGTCGCCACCGACGATCCCAATGTTGGCGAATGCTATCGCCGGCTCATGGCCCGCTAAGCGGCGCATGGCGTATAACAGGAAGCCATTGCTCAAAGAGTTGGCTCCAGCGGTGTTGGGTGAACCTGAGATGCGGGTGGCACCGGGTTTATACTTGATACCGGTGCTGGTGGTGGCTTTGCATCCCATTTCCGAGTCCAGCAGGGCTTTCAGTTCATCGTGATATTCAGGTTTGAAGAACTGAAGCTGGACCTCCCGCTCAAGTCGCACCCTCAGATAGCTGAGGAACGAGCCGTCAAACTTGCTGTAATCATAAGCCACGATTTCCTTGTTCTTCGAGGCAAGATCACAGACAGCTTCAGCCACCATGAGAGGGGTCATACCAAAGGCATAGGACTCCCAGTTGTTGAGGACCACATCGGTGAACTCGTAAAAGTACCGTGCGTATTTTAACTGGAAGTCCGTGTTGGTTGAGGAGATGTTCCGCGGGAAGTTATATTCACCAGCTTCCTTCTTGAGGAAAGCTTTAACTTCCGTTGGTCCACCATCTCTACCAGCTGCCATGGCATTGCGGGCTTTCTGGGCCGGGCGGACCTGCCGGGCGGTCACTTCATCTATGGACATGGGCTCCCCCTTTCCTTTCAAGGAGATCCCCTCGCGGTCAGTGAGGATGAGCCCAATGAACTCATCGATGAAGCGATGCTGGACTTTACCGATTCTCTGATTGGTTTTGGCCCAGTCTTGTGGCAGGAACAGCCGGCCATGTAGGCTCGCTGTCTCATTAGCTTGAGTGACCAAGGGGTACGCGCTTTCAACCGGCAGCCCGCGCCAATCTACGAGTGGTGCGGGGGCGAAGTTTCTAGCATACGTCTTAGCGTCCTTGGTCTCGGGGACCCCACGATCGTGCCTCCCGATGGCACTAAAATGTGGGGCGGTTGGTTCATACACCAATTCATTGCCATAGGGCTCTCCGATGAGGGCGGAGAGGAAGATATGCGCAACAGCAGCATCGGCCTCCGACACGCCTAAGCGACGCCGGACATCCGAAACGTTGGGGTTCTTTGTGATCTTGTGCAAAGAACGGCAACTATCGAATTGTTGCAGGGGAACACGTAAGCCTGCTAAAGATCCCTCAGGGCCAAAATGGATGCTAGGTGTGCCATCCATGAGGGTGGTGACAGAGTTCCAATACTGTCCATCACTCGCGGGGGTCTTGCTGCGGTAGCACATCTTTCTTATCCTTTTACAGGTGCCCCCCGCGCTAAGCATCTCAGCACCACCCCACCTAAGAAAGGCATAGGGGGTGATGAGAACGAAGCGCCGGTTGAGGAGGTCGGCAGCGGCCGCCCCCAACATTGAGGGGGCCACCGACTCCACGTGGGCAACCACAGCCGGCCTCCCATAGGGGAAATAACCGGTGCGTCTGTAGATGGCTCTGCGGAAAGCAGCATAGAACGTGATGGTGGCGCCGAAGCGCCGAACCCATTCACCAAGACTATCGATCCCTCGCTCCGCGTACAGGATATCGCTATTGTAGTCCCAGATGTGGTGTGTAGTGTTGATGCCGCCATTAACTTGAACATGAACAGCATCATCCTTGATGGTGAAGTACCCCTCACCCGCCAAAACCCCGGAGACAGCTCGAGGTTGGAAGGTGTACAACAACACAGGATGCCCCATAGAGATTATATCCTCCATGTTGGTGTGGTAATCCACATCAGTCATGATTATAATCGGGTTTGGGATGTCCTGTGTAGGTAGGAGGAGAGGGGTCCTCTCAGTGCGAGGGGCTAGGGAGCGGAAGCGGACAGCCTGAGCCAGATCGGCCAGGGAGTGGTAGTGCCTTTCATGGACCTCATCAGCATCCCTAGGGCAGGGCGAGAGCACATACGGGGTGAAGCCGTTGTCCCGAGCAAACTTCATAAGGGTCTGCTGGGCACTATTACGCTCTGCGCTCAGCCGGGGGTGCGAGTGGGGCCGCAAATAAACTTCCACAACAGGATGCAAGCCGCTGCGGAATTTCTTCCTCAACGACGAATCATCCATTAGGTTCCGTTTATTGGCTTCCAGGTATCTTGATCGCATATTGTGGCCATGGCGGATAGCCCATGGCGACCGCGGGGCAACTAACCTTGTGAAGACCGCGATTATGTAGCGAGCGTATGAGTCGATGTACACCAACATGGTGACAAAGTCCCATAGCCAGCCAAAAATGGTCAGCGCGAGGGAGGTCCCCGGGGAGAAGAACCAAGCAATCAAGGATCCTAGGGTGATGGCAACACGACCTATTATGGTCCAGCTCCCGTCGCCCATCTCACTGTGCATGTGGGCCTCAAAGACTGTGAACCACGTACACACCAGCGCCAGTAGGGGAGAGACAGGCCACCATCTAGGGATGTAGCGGTCAATCCATATTCCTATGGCGTGAGTAGCAATGAATATAGCGGTTACGACAGCAATTCCAAGCCCGCGCAGCAGCCAGGTGCGCACGGGGGGGTTGGGTCGTTCCGACATGTTT